TTTATATAGGAGGATAATGTCAGCAGAAATTCAAAAAAATTTAGAGGAATTTGTTTCCCCTAAGTTACGTAGAAAATGGTATGCAGATAATTGGGATTTGTTTGACACAGTCATAAATGAAATTATGGCAAAAGATTATCCAATATTATACGTTTCAGAATATCTAGCCTCACAGGGCAATCCGTTCGCACTTAAAACAATACAGAAACATGTCAAAGAAGAAATCACTAGAAGACTTTCTAAGTAAGCAAAAAGAAATAGAGCAGCACAAGACTGCTGCTAAACGTAAGCACCCCAAAGGTTTTGAACCTGGTGTATCTTATAATCCAAATACTAATACTGGACATGTAGTTTCGCGCCCAACTACAAACCCTAACCCTACTTTCGAAGCCCTTTTACGTGAGTGGGGTTGGGATCCAGCTGAATATGAGATACTAGGAAATTTACACGTAAGAACATGGGATATGAATATGGGGCAAGGTGTTAAAGAACAAGCTTGGTATTACAAAGCTGATATAAAGAAAAGAGATCCAGAGAAAGACGCTGATTTAAAAATACTTATTTCACAAATTAAAAAACAAAAGCCTTTTAAAAAACCACCTGCTACTAAAAAAGGAGTTGGATTTTTTTATTTTGCTAGTGACTGGCAACTTGGAAAATCTGACGGAGAAGGCCCACAAGGAACTATAGATAGAGTTAAATTAAGTCTTGATAAAACTATTGAAAGATTAAAAGAATTAAAAAAACTTGGTGTCGACGTGCACACTATTTATATTATTTCTTTAGGTGATCTAATTGAAGGAGTCACAGGATTTTACCCAGGTCAAACTCATAAAGTTCAGTTAGATAGGTTAGAACAAATAACTGTGTGTCGTAGATTATTTTTAGAAGTTGTTACTACTCTTTCTAAACATGCTCCCAGAGTTATAGTTGGAGGTGTGCCTGGAAATCATGGTCAAAATCGTGGCAGAGATAAAAATGTTATTACATCTGAATTAGATAATGATGACATTGGTATTCTAATCTCTTCTGCAGATGCTCTCTCTTATGGACCTTATAAGCATGTTAAATTTGTTATACCAGAAGGACATCATCTAACAATTGATTGTCAAGGAACTGTTATAGGTTTTACTCATGGACATTTAAGTCGTGGTGGAAGTAATCCAGGAGATCGTCTTATGAATTTTTGGAAGGGTCAAAGTTTTGGTATGCAAAGTTTAGGAGATGCAACAATACTTGTATCAGGCCATTACCACCATTTAAGAACTATACAAGACGGAGTAAGAACTTGGTTTCAAGTTCCTTCTTTAGATGCCAGTACATATTTTAAAGAACAATTTGGTACAGAAACTATAAACAATGTAGTCACATTTACTGTGGATAAAAATGGTTGGGACAATTTTAAATTAGTTTAATATCTTGACTAAAATTCTACTTATACTAAACTTGAATCAAGATTGGTTGTCAGGAAGCCTACTCGCAAGAGCTGGAATAAAGGCAGTATAAACAGATTAACTTTCCTGTTCTGCCCGCCAATCTTATAAAGGAGGTAGTATGACAGAAATACATGAAGAACTTCCAAAAAGGGAGTATGTAAAGTCTGAAACACGACCACTTGCTGAACGCATGGGATTTATTCAATTAATGGATAAACACCCTGACAAGTGGGTTGAATTACTTTCTGTTCAGAGAAAAAAAAGACAGAAGATATACAATATGGCATCATATTTTAGGAAGTCGCACCCCTATTATGATTTCAAAAGTGTAAGCGTTCGAAACTCTGTTAATTTGTATGGGAGGAAAAAATGATATATACAGATGATATATTAGACGCAGCTAAAGAAGTGTCTAAATCAGATGAGATTGAAAATACTGAGATTGCATTTGACATTGATGAAATGAAAGATGTAGATCTTGCAGTTGCTCGTATACCAATAACAAATGCTAAACAAGCTACAACAAGAATCAATAGTTATGCTGACTCTAAGTTAGCATCTCAAATTGAAGAGACTGGTACGTTTAAATTGAACAATACTGTGTTCCATGTTAATAAAGGATATAAGTATAAAACAATAGACTTACCTGGTTTTTTAAATTGGTTACTTGAAGGTAATGCTAGTGCCAGTGTAATGGGTGATTTGTCTGCTATATTAGGACATACATTTGTACCTAAATTGCGTGGACTTGATGCCGTGGCTGAAAAACGTGGTATGAAATCACAAGTTGCTAGAGATACTTTTTTAGAAAGAGTTGTAGATGAAAAATCTAAGTTAGCAGTTATTAATTGTGATACTGCTGCTGCACCTAAATGGGCAGTAGGTATGGAGGACGGTGATAGACTTGAAAGACCTTAAAGCATTAGCAAAACCATTTACTGCTTTAGTTAAAAAAGGTAGTGATGCAGGTAAATTTGGTGACTATGTAGAACATAGTGCAGTCAATCAAAGGTTGCTTGCGCACTTAGGTCCTTTTGATCAGAGAGTTGTTGAGGTTGTGTATGACTTGCACCCTGAATTTGGGCAAGTATGCACTGGCGTAATCTTAGAACTTAGTCTTTATATTGACGGTGAGCAAATTAAGATTCAAGAAGTTGGTGACGTTGAACACCCATTTCGTAAAGGTAGAACTAATGGTGACAGATTAAAAAATGCTATTAGTGATGCAATTAAAAGATGTGCTATGAGAGTAGGTCTAGGGCTACATTTATATGCACAAGATGATTATTTCCTAGAGAAACTATTGGAGGACAAAAATGACAGTACAAGCTAAAAAAATTAGTTTAACATCTGATGACATATCAGGTAATGGTGGTGTTAATCAAATTACCCCTGGTGATTATGAAGCAACCATTGTAGAAGTAGTAGATCACGTGGCTCAAAGCGGGAACGAAGGCTGGAAGTGGACTGTGCAAGTTGGAAAGTTAAAACTTTTTACTTTTACTATGTTCACTAAAAATGCAAAGTGGAAACTTGTTGAGTTAATCGGAGCACTTGGTTTACCTATGCAAGAAGGTGAGATTAGCTTTAATCCACAAGATTATATAGGAAAGCCTATAGGTGTAGAATTAATTGAGGACAAGAACGATAGTCGATATCTTGAAATTAATAAATTCTTTCCTGTTGGTGCTAAGAAAGTTACTGCAGTAAATGCAGATGCTGCAGTTGAAGTTGACAAAGATGAGATACCTTTTTAATATAAAAGTATCAAAGTTTATGTCAACCTCCTAACAAGGTAACATAATATAAAAACCCTCTTGAAAAAGAGGGTTTTTTGTTTATTGTTACTTCTTTTTTTTAGTACGAGAAGGTCTTTTCTTTTTCATTCTCATAGATTTTTTACCATAAATAGGCATATTAATTTCCAATCTTTTTCTTAGCAAACTCTTTGATAACTACTAAAGCTGCACCACCACCTGCAATAGCAGCTAGTTGTAAAGCATTAGCTTCAACTCCAACAAGTGGAGATATTGTTAAAGCTCCAATAAAAGCTTCTACAAATGTCCATAGAGTTTTTTCTAACATATCTTTTAATTCTGTATTCATTTAATCAGTCTCCCCAATTTTAATTTATTTTCTATGTTTTCTAGTTTAGCAATAATTGTATCGAGCTTCTTATCATCAGAAAAATTATTTTTAGATTCAGGTTTCAATAACTCATTAATTGTTGTATATTCTATAGTTACTTTTTTACCTTGTAATAATTCTTTTGCTACTTTAGAATACATTTTTTTATAAGCTACGGCACTGCTACCTATAAAACCGTCTTTAGATACTTCTAAATCCTGTTGTGTTTCTCCTACAATTAAGCAACCTGATGTATGTTCGTCAGTGTTACCTGTGTGAATAAGTATGTATTTAAACCCAGGAACGTCCTGTAGCTCAAGCATGCCGTAGTGTGCGTTCTTGTATCTTTCTGTATATTTAGCGTGAAATCCGCCTGTCTTTCTAAATTTTATATCGTATGTGCCCTCTGGTATGCAAGTTTCGTGCATAACTTTAACTGTTTGATATTGATCTTCTAATGTATAACACTCAAACAAGTCATCTATAAGCAAAATTCCATTTGTTGCATCTAAACCTAGTTGAGTTCTAACAACTGTTAACTTCATTGTATCTCCTATTCTCTAATTTAACTAACAGAAAACTTAGTGGAGTCGCTATCCAACTCACAACTGCAGCTAATAGTACCATACTTACAGTTACATATTTTAATAAACGATCCGTCATCTCTTACAATTATCATTAATGTCCGTGAGTATAACTCCATAAATCATTTATTTGATTATTGACATCATCTATACGATAATCAAAATCGTCAAATTTCCACCACTTATCATTAAATTGTGTTTCTAATATCAACACTCTGTCTTTAAGTTGATCAAATTCCCATGGCTCAACTGCGTTAGATTCTTGTGTGTCGTGATAGTGATTACTTTGATTAGCTTCTAAGTATGTAAGTCTGTCTTCTATGTATTCAACGTCATAAAGTTTACTATCTAAGTCATAAACTTGTTGCTCTAGTATAAGTACCCTGTCTTCCAGGTATTGGTTGTTGTAATTAGATTGTTCTAATTGATATATCTTTTCATATAATACTGATATTTGTGCTTCTACTTGATTTTCAGCTATGATATCTTCAAGATTAGATACTCGTTCATCAATAGTAGATAAGGTGTCAACCATTCTACCAGCAGTGTTAATGCCGCCAGCGATTGAAGCCAAAATAGTAAGAAGACCAAGGACCAAACCAATGTTTTTTCGTAGCTTTTCAATCATCTACCACCACAACAACCGTTACCACAACAGTCCATTATCCTCCAACCTTAAATAATATTTCTCTAATAACTTCTTCTATGATTATTAAATTTTGATTAAAGCCACCAATACTATCTTGGTATGCAGCGACTTGTGCTTTTAATGTTGCAACTTCTTGTTGCATATCATTGACTGTTTTAAACAACCAACCTACTAAAGCAGCTAAACCACCTTGTAGTATTTGTCCTAAATTAATTTGCGCCTTCATTATTCTATCCAATCCCAATCTTCTTTTACATAATTATTTGGTAATTTAATTTCAGATAAATTTTTAATATAAGAAATAATTTCTTTCATAAAATATCCAAATATAAACCCTATTATGTAATCCATAAATCGGATTATAACACAGATTTATGAAGGTTTTGGATTGTCGTCTTTTATCTTTTTAATAGCTTTATACCAAGAACCAGTTTTGTCTAATTTTCCTGAGTCTATGTCCCAAAATAATTGGTCTAATTGATCTCCAAAAGAAAGATACTCATTTAACCTATCTTCTTTATAACCACTATTTTGTTTAT